TTGGCCGCGGTGGCCCGATCCCAACTCATCCGAACACCACCGGCCCCACGCTGGAGTAGAGGCCGTCCACGTCGGCGTCGGTGCGGCCCACCCGGACGATGCCCTGGTCCCCAAAGCCGAGTGTGCCGTCAATGGAGTCCCGGCGACGGTACAGCCGGGCGCTGTGGAGCAGGCAGGCCTCGTGGGCCCGGTCGGGCAGGGTGGTGGTGTCGGGCGGGTAGGTCGGCGAGCCGGTGACGGTGACCGTGCCGTCCGGGTTGGTGACGTAGGTGTAGGTGTTCCCCATCCGGCCCACGCCGTATTCGATGGCGGCGTTGAGGGCGGTCTGAATGACCCCATCCTCGGTGGGGTCGGGCTGGAGGCGCAGCAACGTCCGCACCTCTTTCAGCGTGGGCCACTGGCCGGTCCCGAGAACCATCAGACGAAGGTGAAGCCGTTGGTCAGGGTCACGTTGCCGCGCGGGTTGGCGACCACGACGGCCACAGCCCCGGTGGCGTGCCCCGGGGTGATGCACGTGATCGTGCCGTCGTTGTTCACCAGGAACCCTGTAGCGGCTGTGCCGCCGAAGGTCACCCCGGTGGAGCCCGTCAGGCCCTCACCGGAGAGCGTCACTCCGGTGCCACCCGCGGCAGGGCCGCTGTTGGGGGCGATGGAGTCCACGCCCGGGATGGCCGCCAGCGAGCCCCACTGATCCTTGCGCACGTACACCTGCTGCTTTCCGCTGTGCGGGTATTGGTCGAGCAGCCAGGAGCCTGGCTTCGCCAACGCCGTTGCCACGTCGGTCGCCGGGGCATCGCTGGTAGCGATGCCCCACGACCCGGCAGGCTTGAGGCTCCAGGCCATTACTTCTTGGAGCTCGTGGCGCTCGTGGAGCTCGTGGTCGGAGTGTCGCTGCCGGGCAGGCCTCCCGCGGCCTGCTCGGCCTGGGCCTCGTGCTGGGCGTCGATGCCCTCGGTGTCAAGCATCGTCGGCATCCCGGCAGGCGGGGTGAGCGGCACGAAGGCTGGCGTAGCCAGGGTGCCTTGGGCCAGATAGCCGCCATAGGCCACCTGGACGCCAAGAATGCTGGGCTCGATCACCGACAGGAGGCCGATGACCTCCTCGTACACCTCGAAAAGCCCAGCCGGGCCAACGATGCAGGTTCCGGCCGGGAAGGTCGGCACCACGATGCGCGGCACGCCGAGCATGTCGCCCCGGAACGACGCCATCGACGAGCCACCAATGTCCATCGAGTCGATGGGGTTCTCCACCGCGCCGCTGGTCGAATCGGGCGGCAGCACCACCCGGGCCACATCGACCAGGCTGCCCAGCGCGGCCCACACGTCCAGCGAGCACCACACCCGGTTGGGCATCTGCAATCCGCCCTGGTAGGCGTGCATCGCCGCGGTGTAGAGGGCCAGGGTCCAGCCCTTCAGGTCGTTGGTGGCGACCACGACGGGCGCGGCCGTCGCCGCCGTCTTGAATGCCCCTGCGGCGGCTGTCTCGGTTTGCACCGCGTACACGTCGGCCAGGTCTTTGATGAGAATGTCCCAGGCACTCGGGCTGGTCCAGTCGATGTCCTGACGGCTGATATCGACGGTGCCGCCCCACGTGGACTTGGCGAAGTTGACCGGGCTGACGGTCATCTTCTGTGACGGGAGCTGCGTTTTCTCGCCTGCCCCGCCAGCCGGCAACTGCTGGCCCACCAGGACGTGCTGGGTGATCTTGGGGCGGCTGAACTGCGTGCCCGGGATGCCCGTCATCGGCTTGGCCCCGCCAAGGGAACTGATGAACGGCCGGTTGGTGTCGATCAGGTTGACGACCGTGCCGACGATGGGCGTCGGCAGGATGCCTGGCGTATCTGGCGTCTTTTGGTCGGCCACGGCCCGGGCCTGGGTCACTCGGGCCATCGCGTCCGGGTCGGGGTGGCCGCGCTGCATGATGCCGGAGGCCCGAAGGTAGTCCACAACGAAGGCACCGGCGCTGGCGTAGGACGGAGCTCGGTCGCCTCCGTCCATCCGGCGTGGCTCGGCCGGGATGCGATCAGGAACGAGGCCAGGGCGGCCAAAGCCGTTGGGCGGGGCCAGTTCGGCCCGGGAGTCGCGGTGGGCGTCGCGCACCGCCTCATAGGCCTCCAGCGGCTTGATCTGGTCGTCGAGCTCGGTGATGCGCTGCTTGGTGCGCTCCACGACGGCTTGCTCGGCGTCGGTCAGGTCGCGGCCTTCCACTTGGGCCAGGACGTTCTCGATGGTTTCCACGAGTTGAGCCCGCTCATCGAGCAGGCGTTGCAGGACGATGCTGCGGGACATGGGCTGATTCCACCTTTGGCTAGGAAGCGAATGCCGACCGGGCCAGCGGTTACAAGCCCGTTCGTGCGCTTAGAGCACTCCGGGTGCTGGCGTCAGCGATGCCTCTGGCCGGTGGCTGCCGGGTGGCTCAGAGCCGGGCCGGTGCCGGGCGGCGGGTCGTGCGCGACCGCGTTCCGTGTGTTATCCGTGGCGGATCATAGCGTCGCCAGGTATTGGCGCAGCGCATCCGCCCGTGGCGTAGGTGGCCCCAAATGGGCGCGCAAGGCCCGGTAGTCCTCGATGGTCATGCCATCGACCGTGACCCCGTCAGGGCTATTGCGGATCGACGTGACCTGAGCGCCAGCGAACGCTGGGGTGGGCGTGATGGACACCTCGATCAGCCGATTCTCCAGCCGGGTCACCCGGTCCATGTGATCTGGGCCGCCGTCAGGGTCCCACTCGTCCACAAACTCCCACTTGGAGCGGATGGGGATGAAGCCGATGGACAGCCCGGTCAGGTCGCCTGAGTTCGCCATCTCCGCGGCCCGCTGTGCCTCGCCAGTGGCGTTGAGCCGCCACACCCCGTCGAGCCCGTCGCCGTGCCTCCAGTCCACCGCGTGGCCGATAGGCCAGGTGGCGTTGTTGTGGAACAGCAACAGCGGGGCCTCTTTCGCTGCCCCGGCTGTGGTCTTTTTCATGCTGGCCGGGTCGTGGCTCTCCAAAAACCAGCGCAGGTTGGCCTCCTCGCCATACGGGACAGCCCGGCCTTCCAGCGTGGTGTACGGGCCACGAGCGGTGGAGCGGCCCGGGGTGATCTCACGGAGCTCCAGCGCGGCGGGCATCTGCCGGGTGCGAGCCCCACTGCCGCCAGGGCCGGGATGCTCTCGGTCCTCGATGTAAACGAAGGTGCTCATGGCGAAGGTGCTCCTTGTGGCTCGGGCTGCGGTCCTCCAGACGGGACGACCAACGATGTTGGCGGCGGTGGCGGCGGTGGCGGCGGCGGTGGTTCCTGATAGGTCGGGTCGGGCGCGCCCGAGCTCGCCAGCGTGGCGGGCATCCCGAGCAGGTAAAAACCCTGCTCCCCGGTCAGCACCCCGGCCGCGACCAGGGTGGCGACGGCTGTGGCGGTAGTGGGCAAATCCTCGGCCAGCAGCTTGTTGCGGTCGAACTGGACTGTCTGGCCCCGGGGCAGCCACTGGTACGACCACTCATCCTCGAAGTCGGCCAGCACCGGCTCCAGCGAGGTGCGGAGAATCTGCTGATACTGCGGGGCCGCGGTCTTGTAGGTCATCCCGGCCACCGGCGAGCCCAGCCAGTAGCCGTCCAGGTTGAACAGGTTTGCCACGTCGAGCAGGGTCAGTTTGCGGGCCTCGATGAGTTGGGTGTCGCTCGGGCTCCACGCCAGCGGAATGACCTGTGTCCCGTTGGGGAGGATGACCGGCTCCCGGGTCGCCCCACCGAACTTCGACACCCACGAGGCCTTGGCGTCGTTGGCGACGTCCTCGGTGATGTTGGCCTGCGGGGTGATAACCGCCACAGACGGCACAGCCGCCCCGGTCAGAGTGGACCGCTCATACTCCTCCTCGGCCGCGGCCCGGTCCAACGTAGACAGGTATTCCTCCACCACCCCCACGCCCCTGACCGGATACCAGCGATCCGCGCCCCGGCGGATATGGATGACGTCAGCCGGGTTGAGCGGCACCGAGCTCCAGGCGTAGTAATAGGTCACCTCCTCCAGAGCTCCTGGGTTCCATTGGATGTAGACCCACGAGGCCGGGAGCCACATCACCGAGGTGGGCCAGCCGTCCGCACCCCGAGAAGTGACAACGGAGATGGCGTTTCCGTTGAGCAGGTAATCCTCCACGCTGACCTGAACAAACCAGGCCCGGCCGCGGTCAGGGTCGGGCCGGTACAGCATGAGCGGCCGGGGCAGCACCGAGCCGCCCCGGTAGGCGTCCATCTGCATCTGCTTGACCATGCCCCCGTACAGGCCGATGGCCCGGCCCACCGCGGGCACCCTGCGGGCTGAGGTGGCGTCCCACACGTAAGGCCCGGGCAGCCCGTACAACGCGGACGGGGCTGCCCCCGGTGGCGGAATGAGCGAGCCGTCCCGGGTCAGCCGTGCCCGGCCCACTGCCCCTGCTGCCGTGACGACGCTCACCGGGGCCTCAGCGTAGGCCGCAAAAGGGCAGGTCGGACGTGATCGGCCCACGAGAGGCACCTATATGCGCTCCTCCTGGGCGCTCAGCCGCCCGGTGGATCGGCGTCCACCCCGAGCACCGCAGGGCCGGGAGACGCACAGCGGGGCACCTCTGCGGCGCATCCGGCCCCCGAGCTCGGCCGGGCCTCACCCGATCTTGAACGTGCCCTCACCGGCCCGGACCAGCGCGTAGCGGGCCAGGGTGACCGCCACCAGCGGGCTGATATCGCCACCGACCTTGCGGGCCCAGGCCCACGAGTCACCGAGCACCCGTTTGCGGGCTGCCGCCACCGCGGTGTTGAGCACCGGCTGGCCCAGATGGGCCACGGTCGGCTGGGCCGACACCACCGCGTCGTAGAACTGCCCACAAGCGGCTGTCATCTCTCGGGCCGTCACCGGGTCGGTGCGAACGTCGTTGGCGGCCAAGTCGAGCAGCAAACTGCCAGCCGGGCTGGCCGGGTCCACGATGACCGGCTCCGCACCCCAGCGCCGCTGGAGCTCGGCCATCCGGCCCGGCACCCAATCGGGAGTGCCCTCGCGGTGCTCGATCACCTCCACGTGGACCCGGCCCGGCCCGGCCCAGCCTGCCGCGGCCACGCTCGTCCACTCCCGGTTGGGGGTGGTGTCGATGGCGAAACGGGGCACCCCGGACAGCCGGGAGTGCTCATCGCGGCCGCGCAGCCAGGCCGATATGGGGATCACCGTCAGGCCAGCCGGGGCACGCCGGTTGAGGTAGGCCCGGCTGAACTCGGCCGGGTCCATCACGTCATGGTCGGCCCGGATCACCTCGATGGGCACGGTGCGGCCCAGCGCGGGCATGCAATCCCACCACGTCTGCTCCTCGTCGGGGTTGTCGTCATCGCCTGCCGACCACTCGAAGTAGGCCACTCCCGACTGGCTCCCGGCCTCCACCCGAGCTCGGCCATCCTCGCAGCGGTCGTTCAGGAACATCGATTCGTCTGTGCCCTCGGTGGAAAGCACCCACATCTGGGCGGCCGGGCGGGTCATCATCGCCGGGCGGAAGGCCTGCGACAGCCGCTCATCCTTCTGCGCCCAGGCCTCATCGACCACCCCAAGGTCCAGGTAGAACCCATGCCCCGATGTCTCGCCTGAGGCGGTGATGCCAATGGAGCCACCCGTCGCAGGGACGATGATGCGCTCCAGCCCGGTCTGGCGGCGCACGTCGATGGCCGTTGCCAGCGGGGACAGGTTCAAGAAGTCGGCCTGCTCCTCCCACTTCAGCCGGGAGTTGTTGCGGTCCTGGGCCGCGTACAGGCAGCGCTGCAAAAGGCCCCAATAGAGGCAGCGGTCGAGCTCCACCGACCAAACGACTGTGGTCTTTCCAGACTGGCGGGGCACCTTCACCCGAACTTCCCTGTAGGCGGGCAGGCCGTTGCGCTCCACCTCCAGCGCCACGTTGACCACCTGGGCCTGCCAGGGCATCAGCGGGCGGCCAATC